GTGTGCTGGATCACTCTTGCCGTGGTATACTCAAGAGAGATGGGATCAGCAGATTCCTTCAGCGACCCAACTATTCTTTGGAGAGATTAGTGAACATCTTTGTCACCGACCCTTGCCCTATCAAATCTGCAATGGTCTTACCCGATAAGCACATTGTCAAGATGCCCCTAGAGACCTGCCAGATGCTTTCTATCGTCGCTTCTGAAAAGTGGGGACATGGATACGGCAAACTGCCTAAGGTCGATGGAACGCCCTATGCGACCGATAAGGGCGCATTTCGCAATCATCCCTGTACCGTGTGGGCAGGTTCATTTGTTCATAACTGGCGTTGGTTGATCCGTCATGGACTTGCTCTCTGTGAGGAGTATTCCAACCGCTACGGTAAAGTTCATTCCTGTTTGCGTACTCTTGCATATGCAAATCAAATATTTCCAGTTCCAGATCCTGCAGGTCGGTCTGGTAAAGGACCACAACCGTTTGTCCGTGCAATGCCAGAAGAGTTCAAGTTTGATGATAGTATAGATACATTCACTGCCTACAAGATGTACATTTCATCCAAACCGTGGGTCAAAGATAACTATCGTCGTATTCCGAGTCGTAAACCTGATTGGATTTGATATGAGTTTCGTACAATATAAAAAACATCGTGTCTTCCGAGAAACCGAAGACGTAACCTTCTATGATATTTCAGTAGAAGATTCTAATGCATCTGATTTGGTGGTACACAGTGGACCAGCAGTCTCTCCTCCAAATGATATTGTGGGAGCAAAACAGTTTTATATTCACTATCATCAAGTTGACCATAATCGAGTTCTATCTGGCACTCGTACATTTGAACTTGTAAATGTTGATTGGAAGTTTCCATATCACATCGTTCATTTGAATCGTCAGAGTGGTGCATTAATTATTCCTACTAGAACTTATCATAGAAGTATTTCTGGGGAGGCTGGATCAATCGTCATCAACCAAGCAATTCGTGATGATGAGTTTGATCCTGAGAAAGAGTTTATTCCAGTATCGTCTGGACAAAACACCGAACTTTATAATATACTGGCCCATGAAAAGCCTGTAATCCACAACATTGGTGAGTAACTAAATTATGAGTCGTGATGAGTTTCTTTGGGTCGAGAAATATCGTCCCAAAACAATTGAAGATTGTATTCTCCCTGTTAGTATCAAAAAAACATTTCAGGGATTCTTGAGTAAAGGAGAAGTGCCAAATCTCCTTCTTGCTGGACCTGCTGGGTGTGGCAAAACCACAGTGGCAAAGGCATTATGTAATGAATTAGGAGTAGACTATTATGTCATCAATGGATCGGATGAGGGACGCTTCCTTGATACGGTCAGAAATACTGCAAAGAATTTCGCTTCGACCGTATCACTTTCTTCAACTGCTAGACACAAAGTCATCATCATCGATGAGGCGGATAACACAACAAACGACGTACAACTCTTACTTAGGGCGTTTACAGAGGAGTTTTCTGGCAACTGCAGATTCATCCTCACTTGCAATTTCAAAAATAAAATCATTGAACCCCTCCACAGTCGATGTGCCTGCATCGACTTCTCAACCAACTCAAAAGACCGACCAAAACTTGCCTCACAATTCTTCAACCGTCTCGGGACTATACTTGAGACAGAAAGCACTGAAGCAGATCCAAAAGTTTTGGCCGAACTCATCAACAAGCACTTCCCAGACTGGAGAAGAATCCTCAACGAATGTCAACGATATTCCTCCTCAGGACAAATAGATGCTGGCATTCTTGTAACTTTTAGTGATATAAAAGTAAATGACTTGGTTAAAAAACTTAAGGACAAAGATTTCCCCGAAGTACGTAAATGGGTTGTCAATAACCTGGACAACGATACTAGTGTACTTCTGCGTCGTATTTACGATGCTTGTTATGATTCCTTGGTTCCGAATACCATTCCTTCTGCTGTTCTTATTCTTGCTAAGTATCAGTATCAGATGGCGTTCGTGGCGGATCAAGAAATAAATATGATTGCTTGTTTGACTGAAATTATGTGTGAGTGTGAATTCAAATGAATGTAAAATTGCTGCGTATCGTTACTGGCGAAGAAGTTATTGCTGAACTTCTCTCTGAAGATACAGATACTATTACCGTAAAGAACGGTCTGGTTGTGATTCCTAATGCAAATGGTGTTGGGTTTGCTCCCTGGGCAACAGTTATCAGCAAACAAAAACCTGAGGTTACTATTGATCGCAAATTTTTGGTTTACGTTGTAGAATGTGATGTAGATGTTGTTGAGAAGTATGAAAGTATTTTCTCTCCAATTGAGAAACCCAGTAAAAAATTAATTCTATGAAAATACCAAACAGGAATATTCGTACTCAGAATAAAGAGAACTATTACTATTGGTTCTGGATCATAGCCATGATTGCCTTCATTGTCCCTCAGGTATTCACTGCCTGGGCTTACATAAATATTGTCAACATTATGAAAACTTGGAGTTTTTAACATGAATAAAGATGATTTGATGCACCTTAAAATTCAAGCAGCAATGAGAGAACACAATCTCCCAGAGTCTGAAATTAAGTATATTGGTGAAGGAGAAGGAACTCATTGGTATCGTATTGCTGGTAAGCATAGTGTTCCAGTAAATATGATTGAAGGGTTTGATCGTGTAGATGAGGAATAATATGAGTAAGAAGAGGCATCAAGTAAAATCTAGGTGGTATTACGTTTTCTGGGGTATCGCAACAATCTCAGTGGTGGCGGGGCAGATTTATGTAGGAAGTGGATATCATAGAATGGCATCAAAAATTAACTTGATTCTCGATGCCACAAATGATAAAATAGATGAATCGAAAGATCTGTATTGATGATAATATCAGAAAGTGATGCAAAGTGGTCTTCTGATGAGTTCATCAAATATTTTTCACAGATGGGAAATATTGAAGACTATTTGCGATTTGTTAAAAAAGAAGTAATCAAGTCTACAAGTTCTCTTGCTCCACTTCATGATGAGTTCTTCAACGAAGATATTCATCCTGAGGATATGGAGTTTGATATTAAGTTTGTTGGCAGCAGATTTCCACAATCCATTCCTCAAGAGCATTACGTCAACCTTTTAAGAGCAGTATCTTCTCATAATAATGAGTCAAATATTCCTGGACGGGAATTGCGTTGGATGATTTATGAGAAGAACACTAATAAGGTTCTTGGATTCATTCGGTTCGGTTCTCCAACCATCAACTCTAAACCAAGAAACTTATGGCTTGGTCAGGCACCCAATCTATCCATATTCAATTGTCATGCGGCGATGGGATTTGTGATCGTACCATCGCAACCATTTGGGTACAACTATCTTGGAGGAAAACTCCTTGCTCTTCTATGCTGCTCTCACTTCGCCCGTGAGAATCTGAATGAAGTCTTTGAGAAAGACATTGCTCTCTTTGAAACTACGTCTCTCTACGGGTCTACCACGGATGCCTCGCAGTATGATGGTCTCAAACCATTCATGCGATATAAGGGTTTAACTGAGAGTAAGTTCTTGCCTCTCCTTCACGATGAAGCGTTTCATAAACTCCATGATCGCTTTACTATTCTGAATAATAATCAACCTCTAACTGATAAGAAAGCATCATCTAAAAAGATGAAGCGTCAAACAAAGATGATTTCTATCACCCGTAAATCCTTGAAAGAGCATGGGTTTACTGATGAATTGGAGAACTTTGATTCTGTAATTAATACTGCTTTATCTTTGACTCAGAAGAAGAGAACTTACTTTTGTGAGTATGGATACGCTAATGTTCGTGAGGTGATCCTTGGGGAGCAGAAAGAACTCCTTCGTGGTCAGAACTGGGAGAAGCATGAACTTGATAATATCATCAAGTGGTGGAAGAAGAAGGCAACCAAGAGATATGAAAAACTCAAAGCAGAAGGTCGGTTCAGGACCAAAGTAGAACTCTGGACAGATGATGATGACATTCAAATTATTAGATAATGGAACTCAAAGACTGGCTTAACTCAATCAATTTCACCAAAGAAAACTACAGTGATAGTATAAAAGATTACCCTCCATATATAATTAACCGGTGTTTATCGGGTCATATTGATTGTATATTGTTCGCTAACGAAATGAATCTTCATCATAGTTTAGATAAAGACATGCAATATTCTTTTTATCTAAATAGTTTGAGGAAGAAGAAGAGATTCTCTCCTTGGCTACGGAAGGATAAGGTTCAAGATTTGGAATGTGTCAAAAAGTACTATGGATATAGTAATGAGAAGGCATCTCAAGCACTGAAAATCCTAACAAAAGAACAAATCAACTTTATTAAGAAACGCCTTGATATTGGAGGAATGAAATGAGTAACACCCCAGAACCAACCGTGCAGTGGTCACAGGACCAGATGGTTGAGATATTTTTAAGCGAACCAGACGACTTTCTGAAAGTCCGTGAAACTCTGACTCGGATCGGTGTTGCTTCACGGAAGGAGAAAAAACTCTATCAGTCTTGTCATATCCTTCATAAGCAAGGAAGGTATTTTATTGTTCACTTTAAGGAACTTTTTGCTCTGGATGGCAAACGTGCAAACCTGACACTTAATGATATTCAGAGACGCAATCGCATTGTCAAACTGATTTCTGATTGGGGGTTAGTAACAGTTGCAAGTGAAGATGCAATCGTAGATATTGCTCCTCTGAATCAAATCAAAGTCTTGGCTTATAAAGATAAAGGTGAGTGGATTTTAGAGCAGAAGTATAATATAGGTAAAAAGACTAGACCACAAGAAGAAGGTTGATAAATAATAATGAGGCCTTTCGTGCGGTCTCTACGAAAGTCGGAACACCCTATAAAGAGGTACGGTTTACACCTTGCCTCTTTTTTTGTTATCTGTTATAATTAGTATTGTAGAAGGCGGGGTTCTAAAAGAACTCCTTCTACGCAAACCGGTTGCCTTCGGGGACCACAAAACACAAACTCGCTTACTAAAGGAGCTATCAAATGGGAAACCTAACGAAGTACAATGCTGCCAACATAAATCAGCTGTTGGATCGTATAAATAAGAATAGTATTGGTATGGACGAATACTTTGGTCGGTTGTTTGATCTTCACGAAACAACATCCAATTATCCTCCATACAACTTGGTGACAGTCAGCAACGTAGAGTCTAGACTGGAACTAGCACTAGCAGGATTTAAAAAGAAAGAAGTAAATGTCTACACACAAGACGGAAAACTCTTTGTCGAAGGACAACGAGAAGATGGAGAAACTGGAACAGAATACGTCCATAGAGGAGTGGCTGCTCGATCTTTCACAAGAGCATGGACCCTCAGTGACGAGACGGAAGTTAGATCAGTTAGCTTTGAGGATGGGTTGCTGAGTATTACGCTTGGGCGAGTTGTACCTGATCATCACCTCCGCAAGGATTGGTTCTAAATAACAGAGGCTACCTTTTAAATATCGTCGCCGCAGAGGGGCAACTGGCAAAATCCAGTTGACGCCCCTCTTTTTTCTTGATATAATACTCACATAACTAATAACATTATGACAATTAAACTTGTACTTTTGAAATCGGGTGAAGACATCATTGCTGATGTTGGGGAGATGACTGTTGGAGAAGATGAAAATGTAAGACTGGTCGGTTATTATCTCAATAAACCCTGTGTTGTTAAGATGGTAAAACCAACTCTTTTGACTGAAGAAGGGGGAAGTCGAAGTAAAAAATCTGGTTTTGAGGTTTCTCTATTCCCCTGGATTCCTCTAACTCAAGAAAAAACAATTCCCGTTCCTACTGATTGGGTAATCACAATTGTAGAACCAACGGAACAACTCAAACAAATGTATATCGAAGACGTTGTAAATTATGAGCAAAGCAATCAAAATAATACTCTTAACGAATAATACGGTCTTACTCAGTGAGATTGAAGAAGTTGGTGCTGACGTTGGAGAACCTGACTGCAAGTTAATTAATCCATATGTCATCATGACTTCTGATCAAAAAATTACACTCCAAGAAAATGTTGCAACATTAACACCTTGGATGAAAAAATTCACAAAAGAAACTATATTCATGATTAGTTCTGATAAGATTTTAACTCTTACAGAACCAACAGGAACTCTCCTAGAAAAATACCAAGAAAAAACAAAGTAACTATGGCACTCTCTAAATCAGTTGAAGATTCGCTCAAAGAAGCAGAATCAAATTTACGCAACGCTCTCGCTTTTGCAGCCAGACAAGAACGTCCCATGGTTTGTGGAGTTATTGCAGAAATTATCACCAAGATTGATACGCTTCAGACTATGGATTCTATTATGGATAAGGTAGAAAATCGAAAACCGGGAGATAGTGGATTATTTGATAACTTTTTTATGGATGATGATGAGTGACAAAGATAACTTAATCTGATAAAATACAATCGCTTTGGAGATTACTGTTGAAGTTCTATACAAATGTTCAGTTGATTGGGAATCAATTTCTTGTTCGTGGTGTTGAAAACGGCAAGAGATTTGAGATTCGTGATGACTTTCGCCCCACTCTGTTCATAAAAACAAATAAAGAATCAAAGTATAAAACTCTCTCCGGAGAGTCTGTAAGTCCTATTCAACCTGGAACAGTCAGAGATTGTCGAGACTTTTATAAGAAGTATGATGAAGTAGATGGATTTGAGATCTATGGCAATGATCGATACATCTACCAATATATCTCCAAAAACTACCCAGAAGATGAAATTAAGTTTGATACAAAACAAATCAAACTTGTAACCATTGATATTGAGGTTGCCTCAGAAGAGGGATTCCCTGATGTTGAATCTTGTTCTGAAGAAATACTTGCGATTACAATACAAGATTATGCCACAAAAAATATCGTCACATGGGGACAAAAGAAATTTATAAATAATCAAGAGAATGTGACATATCACCACTGTCCGTCAGAGCATGAACTGCTAAACTCATTCATCAACGAATGGATGATTGATGTTCCGGACGTTGTTACGGGATGGAATATACAACTCTATGATATTCCATACATTTGTAAAAGACTAGATCGAGTCTTAGGTGAAAAGTTAATGAAAAGATTCTCTCCTTGGGGACTTGTATCTGAAGGTGAGACTTACATACAGGGGCGTAAGCACACCACATTTGATGTTGGTGGTATTGCTCAACTTGACTATCTTGACCTCTATAAGAAGTTTACTTATAAAGCTCAAGAGTCTTATCGCCTTGATTACATTGCTGAGGTTGAACTTGGGCAGAAGAAACTAGATCACTCTGAGTTTGATACCTTTAAAGATTTTTATACAAACGGGTGGCAAAAGTTTATCGAGTACAACATTGTTGACGTAGAACTCGTCGATAGGTTGGAAGATAAGATGAAACTTATTGAACTCGCCCTCACGATGGCATATGATGCTAAGGTTAATTACATTGATGTTTTCTATCAGGTCAGAATGTGGGATAATATTATCTACAACTACCTGAAGAAAAATGACATCGTTATACCCCCTAAGAATAGATCATCAAAGAACGAAAAGTACGCGGGGGCGTATGTCAAGGAACCGATTCCGGGAAAGTATGATTGGGTGGTCAGCTTTGATCTTAATAGTCTATATCCTCATCTTATTATGCAATATAATATCTCCCCAGAGACGCTCTGCGAAGAGAGACATCCAAGTGCGACAGTTGATCGAATACTTGAGGAGAAACTAAACTTCGAGATGTACAAGGACTATGCGGTATGTGCTAACGGGGCCATGTACCGGAAGGATGTTCGTGGCTTTTTACCTGAACTGATGGAGAAGATGTATGGAGAGCGTGTTATCTTCAAAAAGAGAATGCTTAAAGCAAAGCAGCAGTATGAGAAGACGCCTACTGAAGCACTTAAAAAAGAGATCTCTCGATGCAACAACATTCAAATGGCGAAGAAGATTTCTCTTAACTCTGCTTATGGTGCTATTGGTAATCAATACTTCCGGTATTACAAATTAGCAAATGCAGAAGCAATTACTCTATCTGGGCAGGTAAGTATCCGTTGGATTGAGAATAAGATGAATGATTACCTAAATAAGCTGCTACAAACAGAAGAAACCGATTATGTTATCGCATCAGATACTGATTCGATATATCTTAATCTTGGACCTCTTGTTGATAAATTTTTTGCTAATAGGTCTGGCGACAAAGCAAAGATTGTGGGCTTACTTGATATGGTGTGTTGTGACAAGTTGGAACCGTACATCGACAAGTGCTATGAGGAACTTGCGGTCTATGTATCGGCATATGACCAGAAAATGCAAATGAAGCGGGAGAATATCGCTGATCGCGGTATTTGGACTGCTAAGAAACGATATATTCTAAACGTATGGGATAGTGAGGGTGTTCGTTATGAAGAACCCAAACTCAAGATGATGGGTATTGAGGCTGTAAAGTCCTCTACACCGGCACCTTGCCGTAAGATGATTAAGGACGCTCTCAAGTTGATGATGAGTGGCACCGAAGACGAGGTGATTGATTTTATTGATAATGCTAGGAGTACGTTTAAGTCTCTTCCTCCAGAGCAAATATCATTCCCACGATCTGTCTCTAATGTAGATAAGTATAAGTCATCTTCCGATATCTATACCAAAGGAACTCCCATTCATGTTCGTGGGGCACTTCTCTTTAATCACTACATAAAACAGAATAAACTGTCTAATAAGTATTCTCTTATTCAAAATGGAGAAAAGATCAAGTTTTGCTATCTAAAGAAACCAAACATTATACATGAGAATGTTATATCCTTTATACAGGAGTTTCCGAAGGAGTTGAATATTGACAAATACGTTGATTATGACCTACAATTTGAAAAGTCCTTCCTTGAACCTCTCAAGTCTATTCTCGATTCGATTGGTTGGGAAGTAGAAAAAACAGTAAACCTTGACTCCTTCTTCGCATAATAAATTTATAATATGATTGACTTTCTAAAAGAAATTGTAAAAGAAATCGGCGACGACTTTACACAACTTGCATCAAATATTGACGATACGGAAAACTATGTTGACACGGGTTCTTACATTTTTAACGGACTTGTTTCAGGGTCTATTTTTGGCGGTGTATCTGGGAATAAGATTACTGCCATTGCTGGTGAGTCTAGTACTGGAAAAACTTTTTTCAGCCTTGCGGTCGTCAAGAACTTTCTTGATTCTAACCCTGACGGGTATTGTCTATATTTTGATACTGAAGCCGCTGTTAATAAGTCTCTTCTCGCAAGTAGGGGCATTGACCTTGATCGGTTGGTCGTAGTTAATGTAGTCACAATTGAAGAGTTTAGATCAAAGGCATTGAAAGCCGTTGATATGTATTTAAAAAAATCTGAAGAGGATCGCAAACCTTGCATGTTTGTGCTAGACTCTTTAGGGATGCTCTCGACAGAGAAAGAGATTACAGACGCACTCAACGACAAACAAGTCCGCGACATGACGAAGTCTCAATTGACCAAAGGTGCATTCCGTATGTTGACCCTTAAGTTGGGTCAAGCCAACATCCCAATGATCGTTACCAATCACACCTATGATGTCATCGGCGCTTATGTCCCAACTAAAGAAATGGGAGGTGGCAGTGGTCTCAAGTATGCCGCGTCTACCATCATTTATTTGTCCAAGAAGAAGGAGAAAGACGGCACCGATGTCGTTGGAAACCTTATCAAGGCAAAGACTGCTAAGTCGCGTTTAAGCAAGGAGAACAAGGATGTCACGATACGTCTTTATTATGATGAGCGTGGTCTTGATCGATATTATGGTCTTCTTGAACTCGGTGAGATTGGCGGACTTTGGAAAAACGTTGCTGGTCGATATGAAATAGACGGCAAGAAAGTTTACGCTAAAGCGATCTACAAAGATCCAGAACAATACTTTACTCCAGAGGTAATGGAGAAACTAGATCAAATTGCACAAAAGGAATTCAGTTATGGAGAAAGTTGAGGTTCTGATTCTTAGAAACCTTTTATATAATGAAGAATATCTCCGCAAAGTAATTCCTTTTATCAAACCAGAATACTTTGAGGACATCAATCAAAAAGTAGTATTTGAAGAAATACTCAAATTTGTTCAGGAGTACAACACACCAACAACAAAAGAAGTACTGTGTATCGAGGCTGAAAAGAGGTCTGATATCACGGATGCTTCTTTTAAGCAGATCACACAACTAATCAGTTATTTGGAAGATGTTCCAACTGATTATGACTGGCTGCTTAATACAACAGAATCCTGGTGTAGAGATCGCGCTATATATCTTGCGTTGATGGAATCCATCGCACTTGCCGATGGAAAAGATGAGAAGAAAGATAGGGGAGCAATCCCAACTATTCTTTCAGATGCTCTTGCAGTTTCCTTTGATACGAATATTGGACATGACTATCTTATCGACTACGAAAAACGGTTTGAACTCTATACTACGAAAGAGGACCGAATTCCATTTGACCTTGAGTATTTTAACAGAATTACAAAGGGTGGTTTACCTAACAAGACTCTCAATGTCGCTCTTGCCGGTACAGGTGTCGGTAAGTCTCTGTTCATGTGCCACATGGCTTCTTCCGTACTCCTTTCGGGACGTAACGTGCTCTACATCACGCTTGAGATGGCTGAAGAAAAGATTGCAGAGAGAATTGATGCTAACCTTCTTAACGTCCCCATTCAAGAAATCTCAGAACTCCCAAAAGTAATGTTTGAGAATAAGGTAACAAACCTTGCAAAGAAAACTCAGGGAACTCTTATAATTAAAGAATATCCTACAGCATCGGCACACAGTGGACACTTTAAATCACTTCTTAACGAACTTGCACTTAAGAAGTCATTTAGACCTGATATTATTTTCATTGATTACCTTAATATATGTGCTTCCTCGCGTTATCGCGGAAACAGCACTGTCAATTCATATTCTTATATCAAGTCTATTGCTGAAGAGCTTAGAGGATTGGCTGTTGAAGCAAACGTCCCTATCGTATCTGCCACGCAGACCACTCGTTCTGGTTTTGGTAGCTCTGATGTTGACCTTACTGACACTAGCGAGTCCTTTGGTCTCCCTGCTACTGCTGATCTTATGTTTGCCCTTATTAGTTCAGAAGAGCTTGAGGGGTTGGGACAAATTATGGTGAAGCAACTGAAGAATCGCTATAATGATCCTACAGTATTCAAGCGGTTTGTGATTGGTATTGATCGCGCAAAGATGCGCTTATATGATTGTGAACAAAGTGCTCAGGAAGATATCCTTGACAAAGGTGAAGAAGAAGAGTATAGTTATGAGGAACCAAAACCAAAGAAATCCTTTGATGGATTCAAGTTCGAATAATATGGGACTTACCACAAGACAAGAACAATCAAAACTAGCACTATCAGAGTGTCCTCACTATTATGAGATGACTCTACCAAATGGATCAAAGCGACATTGCGGTACTATAAAGGATGTTGAGTGCATCTTGAGTATATATCCAGACGCTATCTATTCCAAGGTTTTGTTACCACACCCACCACAAACTGTAGATGTTCCTTCTGTTGCAGTTGACCCAGATCCAGAATTAAAACCGCAACACTCTTTACCAGAATCTGAACTTATAGAACTAGAATTATGACCGTTTCAATTCCTCAAGAAGATATGTCCCATAAAGTTGATACTAATAGGTATCTAAATTTTGTTGATGGTGTGACCAGCCAACCATCTCAAGATACTGAAGCAATGATCTATCGCCTTCAGGAACTTGCTGGCAATGGAGCACAACCAGAACGACTAATGACTGCTGCTGTTGGTTTGTGTGCAGAATCTGGCGAGTTTACTGAGATTGTAAAGAAGATGGTCTTCCAAGGAAAACCTTATAATGAAGAAAATGTTTTTCATATGAAACGTGAACTGGGAGATGTGTGCTGGTATCTTGCTCAAGCATGTATTGCTTTGGATACTACATTTGATGAAATACTTGAGATGAATGTTGATAAACTTGTCGGTCGCTATCCTGGCGGACAATTCAATGTTCATAATTCCGAAAATCGTAAGGAGGGAGACCTATGACTAAAAAAACTTTCGTGACTAAGTCCGGAGATACTTTCGAGTGGGAAGAGACTGAAGAAGTCCGTAAGGCAGTAGAAAGATTGCACAAAGATATTCGTAAACTTGAGAAAGAAAACTCACCTGATTATGGAGTAGGAAAATGAAATTACTTACACTTGAAGATTATCAAAAAGCGGGAGAAACTTTCTGGCCTAAGTATTGGTACATTGCTGGAGAACTTGGTGAAAATGCCAAGTCAGAAGATATCCTTAGAGTCATGGAAGCAATCGGAGGAGTTGCTTTGAGATTCGCTCTTGAAGAGAAAGAAAATCAAGGTCCTTTCGGATTCAATAAAAAAGGGGAAGAGACTCCCCCAACAGATACTGCAACTAACACTTTTGGATATGTCTGAACGCAAACCACGCCTGGAAGATTCTTTCGGCGGTACAGTAGAAAAAACCATTCCTGAAAATGTAGAGTGGATCGATGAATGTTTCTATATCAAGGAAACACGATTCGGTCTTTATACATCTATCTTAAAGGAACCTCTAGGACAGCATTTCATTACTGGTGCGACTAGGGAAGGAGTAATCACAACGACAAGATGGCACCTAATGTGCTTACAAGAAGGTACACTTCAAGATTATACTCGTGTTGTAAATAGTGGAGTAGTTGGCGGCAAACTTTGATGAAGAAGGTAGAAAGGCACCGATATGATAAAGAAGGTCAGATCTTTCAGACAAGAACTCTTACCTTTGAACCTTATCCTATGACTGAGATTGAATCGGTCATAGGATTTATTTCTAGTAACCTAACTCCAGAGTTGGTCACCAAGAAGTACCGGGAAGAGAATGCATCTAACCCAATGTTTGGTCACTGCTATCACTCGTCTCAGGCACTTTACTATCTGATGGATACCGATGTTCTTGAGCAGAGAACTGCAATTGATTATCACGATTGTTCACATTGGTGGTTAGTTGACAAAACCTCAGATAAGATATACGATATTACTGCTGATCAATACTATCATGTTGGTCAGATTCCTCCATATCCTGGTAAGAAAAAACCTTGGTATGGATGGAAAGAAAGACCTCATCAAAGGACACTTAATCTAATGGTAAGAGTTCTTGGTGATAAATTAATCTCTGATGTAACATCCTAAATAAGTTGCATCTCTCGGGGAATTAGCTCAGTTGGTAGAGCACCTGCTTTGCAAGCAGGCTGTCAGGAGTTCGAGTCTCCTATTCTCCATTCTAAATACTTAAAAAAGTATTGTGTGCTATGAGTAACACTGCTAAACAAGAAGATTGTTCTATATTATTTTTTAAGGAGCACTGTGATAAAAAATTCAAACTTAGTGATAAACAATACGCTGAATTGGATAAGAAAGCATTTGGCAAGAGTGGAGTTTATCCCCAGGCAAATGCTGTTTGGAGAAGAAGTTATGATGAGCAAGTTATTGGCCTCATGAATTACATGATATCAAGAAGTGTTCCAACGGCGGGTTGGTCTTGGTCAAGAGATCAATCAACCGGTATGATGAACTTCTTGAATAAAATTGCACAACAGAAGGGAGGAGTCACAGGGTCTCTTGATAGTTGGAATCCTATGGATGTTGTTGCAGTAAAAAAATCAGAAGAAACAAAGATTAAGAAAAGAATAACAGAGATGTGTGATACGGGAGACAAACTATTAAATTTAAATAATCTAAATGCTTTGATGGAAGAGTATATCCGAGAAAAAAAATTGATGCCAATATCTCTTAAGCAAGTTGGTAAGAATGAAAGAGGAACTTTTGAAATGAGTTCAAATCTAAAAAGTAGAGAGGCAAAGAGAAGATCTCTTCACAAGTTTGTTGCAGATAACTTTATGTGTGATTTGGCGTGGGATGCAAACGCAAATGAATGGAAATTTGCTCAGGAAATTTCTTGGGACATGATTGATAGGGGAGGTGGTGGTAGAGACTCTATGTCTGTTCATGTTCAGGGAAGAACCTTTCAAGCGAAACAACCAAGAGAAAAACCTCAACATAGTGGTGCTGCTATTGGTGCTACAGGAGCTATGCTTGGTAAAGCATCTGTTGGAAAATTAGATAGTTTTGTGAAAAAATGTGGTTTGGATGAGGTTCCTGCTCCAGCAAAACATCCACATATTCCTTCTCCAGGAACTGTTTGGTCTGATTCTGATAAAAAATATTGGATCGGTTTATATAATACTCTCAAAACGGCAACAATTGGTGGGAAAAAGATAGATTTTGGTAAACCTGGAAAATATGAAGAAGGAACTAATCCTATGGAAAGTGGATTTGAAGCAGCTCTTAATGAAGCCTGTCTTGCGGATCAAAAAAATGCTAGAACAAAAACTGGCAGATCTGCGGGAAGTAGATTGACTGCAAAGTTATGGGGAATGGAGTGGTTACATCGTTACTATATGATGTCCAAAAAGAAAAAGTTTGACATCTTTATGCATGTATTGATTGATGCGATGAAGAAAGAATCTTCAACTGCAGGACCTTTTATTAAAGTATTTGGTAAACCAGGACTTACTGCGAAAAGATACTAAATAACTCTGTTGATAACGGAGTATGAGATGACTTTGCCGAAGGAAGTGGTATTGACTGCGTTAAAGTGCTGCAGAGATGTATACCCACACGAACAAGATTTTCTGGTAAATCGTGACCATGATGGTTATACGATTCTCGCTGTAGAAGGAACTAACGAGACCACTGACTGGATAACGAATCTCAAGTTTTTAATCAAGAGAAATAATTGCCATAGAGGTTTTCAGAATAATGCAAACAGAACTCTTGCACAACTAGTTCTGGGTTATGAAGCACTGGACGAAAGTCGTAAGTTAGTCTTTGCAGGACATTCACTTGGTGGTGCAACTGCAACTTGTCTCGCAGATTTGATGCTCCCATATAACGACAACATTGCAATTGTTACAGCAGGATCCCCAAGACCTGGTGGAAGAAAACTCAGAGCAAGACTGAAGGATGTTGAACATCTTCGTTTTGTTCACGGAAATGATATTGTCCCACTAACACCACCTTTTCTTGCTGGATTTGTTCACACACATCCTGTCATTCATCTTGAAGATGAGAATGATACAATGTTTGATGGTGTGGCCGATCATAATATGGGTGACTACTATGATGCTGCAGTTAAATATTATGCAGAATAATAATGGCAAAACCACTGAAACCAAAAGCTACTTTATCTTCTGTTGAAGATTTTTTGTATGAACTTGGTCCAGTAAAAGGAGATACAATTACATTTAAGGGAATTCAATTTGAAGTCTCTAAATTTGAAAGAAAAAGACCTCCAACCTTAGAGATAAGTTTTGAATATCCTGGAAGTAAATCTGCTCTAAACACTTTTAAATCGGCCATATTTAAAGCGGTGAGGGGACATTTTGGTACGACAGATATTCAAGAGAGACCATATGGTCAGTATAAGGCGTTAAAAATTCTCTCCGATGGATCATTTCTTTATCTTGAACCTCAAAATATCTCTGGCAAAGGTAAAGGAACTGTCCCCGCAAACATTCATGAAAAAGGCACAGCAACAGTGTTTACCAGAGCTCTGTCAAGTAAAAAACCCTTTAAGTCGGAAGATGATCTGAAAAATGACGCTAAAATGCAAACCGACTTGAAAAAAATTTTTGGTACTAAGTATGGGCATAGACTACCAGATTGGTTACATAGTTTTTATGAACAACAAAGAGCAGCCCTAATTGAATATAGTGGCCCTCAGTGGGAAGAATTTGTTTATGGTAATGGATCTTTTGTTGATTTTTTCGAAAAACATATGGATAAGTTACATAGAGACTTAGATCCAGAAGTTAAAGTTGGAAGATATGAAAAGTGGAATCCATCTGATATATGGGCAGTCAAAAAAGGTAAGATGAAAGAGATTAAAGATAAATTAAAATCTCAAATAGGTAAGCAAACAGTTTTGTTAGAACTGAATGCTATATTGATTACTTTAATGGAAGATAATGATCTTGTTGGAATATCTCTTAAAAAGATTGATGCCAAGTCCTCTGGAAATATAAAATTATTTAATGTTGATACCTCGGATAAATTGAAAGCCCTTGAATCCTATGCTCACATAGAACTTTATGATATGAGTGATATTAGTTTCGAACCTGATAATATTTTAACTTTAAAATCTGTCACTACTTACATTAGAATTGGGCCTGGGGGAAAATATTTTATTGATATTACTAGGTCTGGTAAGAATCTTTCTTTTAATAGTCAAATTAGAGGAACTGCGGCACAGGGAGGACAGGCACCAATTGATTTAGTGGTAAAGATGTTGAATGGAGATACTTTTAATAAAAACAATTCTGCGTATCCACAAGACGCAGATTCATTTGAAAAAAAAGTAGATGACTATGAAGAAATGTATAAAGTAGTATCTAAACAGGCATCAAGTCAATCTCAAAAATTAAAATTTGATGATTGGAAACAGAGATTAATTAATCTCTATGGTAAGGACTCAAGAAATGCAATAGTAACTTTGATGCAGTTAAGTTTCTGGCATGATGCGATTAAGAATCACGAAAATAATGCCGAGTTTTGGACAGACCTCTTATATTATGGTATGAAGGTTACATCCAAAGGTATGTTTGCACCACATGCAAAAATATCTTAAAAACAAACTATCTTTCGTTTTTAAAAAATTGCTAAATAAAAGATAAGGAACAATAATATTGATGAGAAGTTTTTCCCAATTTTTAAGTGAAGCAATGAAATCTGCTGCAGCTCAGGAAGCGCAGCAGAAGGGATTGGTCTATAGTAAGCAAAAAGGTGGGTGGGTTAATCCAAAGACTCAAGAAATTGTTGCAAGAACTGAAAAGGGAAAGTTGCATTTTGTGAGTAAGAGAGGTTCAAAGCAAGATGATGAACCTTCTGAAAGAAAATCAAAACCAGAAGCAACAACTAAAAAGAAAAGAAAACCTCAACCAACTCCTGCATCCAAGACCAAGGCAGTGAGTCCAGAAAAACAAAAAGCACCACAATCACCTCCAGAAGAATCTAAAGGTGGGGGTGAAGGTGAGGTTACAGGTGCATTGACAGTTGTGTTTGGAAGATTCAATCCTCCCACAATTGGTCATGAAAAACTTTTAAAGGCAGCAAAGACTATATCTGGTGGCGGAGATTTGAAAATCTACCCATCAAGAACTCAGGATGGAAAGAAGAATCCTTTAGATCCTGACATGAAAGTTTCCTATATGAAAAAGATGTTCTCAGATTTTTCTGATAACATTGTGAATGATGCTGAGATGGTAACGATCTTTAATGTACTTACAGCCGCATCGGAGAATGGATATTCGAGTGTGAACATCGTTGTTGGTGCAGATCGACAATCGGAGTTTGAGGGACTTGCACAGAAATATAATGGAGAACTTTATGAGTTTGAGGAGATTCGTGTAGTTTCTGCCGGTGCTCGTGATGCAGATGCGGAAGGAATTGAAGGAATGTCTGCATCTAAGATGAGAAAGGCTGTAGTAGATGGAGATTTTGAGTCTTTCCGTAAAGGAACTCCAAAAAGTCTGAATGACAATCAAACGCAAGCATTGTTTGATGCTGTTGCTTCTGGATTATCTGGAAAGAAAAAGAAAGTTGCTGAGATGTGGGAGATTGCGCCAAAGTTAGATCCAAAAACTCTTAGAGAAAAGTATGTCAGGGAGGAGATTTTTAGACTTGGTGATACTGTAGAAAACATAAACACTGGATTGGTTGGTGAGATTATTCGTCGCGGAACTAATCACCTCATCTGTGTGACAAAAGAAAATTATATGTTTAAGTCCTGGATTCGTGATGTGATGGAGGCAATTGTAAACTATCCTGGACCATCTGGTGTTGATGCAGATAGTAGATTGATTGGTACAGACAAGTACAGAGAGTATACAATGAGATTGACTGGCACACTCGATATTAAAAATTTCATAAATAAGTATAAGAAAAAGTCTAAGTAGTATTAAAATGGCTGAAACTCATCTGAATGACATTTCGAAAGTATATCTTGACCAGGTTGTTGAGAAGAAGGACGATTCATATCTTGAGACTGATATGAAGAAGCGTCAGGCAAACAATGAGAAGGCTCGTAAGGAACTTGCTAAAGGTCCTCAAATGAAGAATCCTCATTTTGAGTCAGTTGAAGTTGACGAAGCAATGTCCTCTTACGACAGAAATCGTAAGAGAGCAGCACAAAGAGCAGCGGATAGAAATGCTGCCCGTGCTGCAGGTAAGACTGGTGTAGTTCCAGGTGTTGGTTATGTTTCTCCAAGAAAAGAGAGAGAAACTTATGTTGATTCCGCAGGCACAACCCGTCATAAGTCAGGTGCAAAAATGGAATCGCTTGATCCAGTAGGTCAAGAAGATGGTGATATCAATAATGATGGTAAGAAGGATAAGACTGATAAGTATCTGAAGAATCGTCGTGAAGCAATCGCTAAGTCTATCAATAAGAAGAAGGTAAAAGAGTCATTTTCTGACTGGAGAACAGAACTTTCCGAAGTAATTGGAGACACAGACGTAAAAAAAAAGTCCGAAACGCCAAAGATAAAAGAGGGGAATGTAGATAATGCTTCCAAGATCAAAATCAATCCCGAAATCAAAGAAGCTATTGAGGAAATTGGTGGCACTCTGCTGGAAATGGTGGAGATTGATGAAATGGACTACGTCTTGGAAAGTGTTTATGATGAACTTATCGAGGAAGGTTTTACGGAAGAAGATGTGGAATTTGGTATTGAACAAGCACTTGTTCAAGACCTCGAAGAAGTAACTAGTCCTGCCAAGGTTGCTGCTCTCAAGATGAAGAAGGCAACGTATACTGTAAAACCTGAGACTAAAGAAGAACCTAAAAAGTCTTTAAAAGATAGAATTAAGTCTGCAGCAAAGAATGCAATAGTTGGCGCAGGCCGCGCTGTTGGTTCTATGGTGAAGAAAAAGGCAGATGCTCAGTCTGGAGTAGGAAAGACAAAGAAAAAAATTGGTCACTACGTCAAACGCGCCAAAGAGCTTGCAAGGCAGGGATATGAGCAAGGAAGAGGTCCTGTTAAGAAGAAACCAACAACGTATAGAGGCGCTGGTGTTGGTCGTAGAGAAAAGATCGGAGAAGACTTGGTAAATGAGCAGGATAGTGCTCCTAATGAAAAGCAAATGCTTGCGAAGAAAAAGCAAATGATGCTTAAGCAACAACTGCTTGACAAGCAAAGAATTCAGATGCAACAACAGGGAAAACTTCCTGCTGGACATCGTGTTGAGGAATTATCTGTTGATAAGCAGATGAAGATCTCTCAGGATTATAATAGAATGACACCTGAGCAGAAGAAAGCAGCAAACAAAAAAGTGATGGGCAATGTTAAAAAGGTTGCTCCTAAAAAGGACACCAGAACAGACGCTGAAAAAATGGCAGATGCTTATGCATCTCCTCGTAAAGGCCCGGGTGGTGCTACTAGAGCGGACTGATGCCAGCAGTATCTAAGGCCCAGCAGCGATTTATGGGAATGGTATATGCTGCAAAGAAAGGAAAAATAAAATCTCCTTCTCCCGAAGTTGCCCAAGCCGCATCGTCTATGAAGAAAAAAGATGCGAAAGATTTTGCATCAACGAAACATAAAGGTCTTCCTGAAAAGAAGGTTGCCAAGGAAGCGAAGGATTTTTCTCAGAGAGATAAGATTATGAAAAAAGCAAAACCACTTCATAAACATCTATACAGCAGACTTCATAAGAAAGATACTTCTGGCGATGTAAATGAAAGTCGCTATGATCGATACGATTCTGAGAAGAAAAGATTTGATAAAGATGATAAAAGAATGAAACATGGTAAGAGGTGGAAAGAGTTTACCAAGGATGCTGAATCTGCAAAAAATAGACTGAGACCTGGAGAGGTTAAGAAATTCAACAAAGAAACTGGCAAATATGAGTCCAATAAGGATTAATTTCTTTTTTTATAAATACACATAGGAAATAATTTCACAGGAAAAGACATGGCACTTTGGGGAAATAGCGATGCTGTTGGTTCTGAGGGAACAGTATCTTTAGATTATGCGACAGGTGTAGTTACCGGAGATGGAACCAGTTTTGGTCTTGCTGACGGATGTTCCGTTGGTGATGTAATTCGTTTCGGTGATCATGCCGCGACTTACTATGGTGATGCTGTCATCGTGAGCATTGATGGAACAGAAAGTCTCTCAATCGGATCTACTGCTGGTCTGAGTGGAGATGCGATTGCTGATGTAGAATTCACCGTAAGTCAGTGTCCAAAGTACACTGTACTTGATTCTAAGTATAGTGAGGCTCCATACGGGACTAAAGATTCTTTTGTATATGGTGTCGGGGAAGCTGGTGCTTCTGCGGCGGCTGGTACTCAATATGAAGAGGGTGTTGGTTGGGTTGGTGTTACAACCTATGTTGATGGTCAAGGAGAATATAGAGTCAAGAAAGAGATTCTCGTTGCAATGTCAGGTATCACAACTGGAAACGATCCAGCATATCCACCTGCATGATAACTCATGATTTTTAGTGAGTTGAATGAGGAAAACTTCCTCCTATTTGCGATTAAAAATTATGAGAATCCTCAAGCAGTAACAAAAGAGGATTTTGATAAAGACCTTAATCATTTCAAATATATTAAAAGACTTTTGAAACGATATCAAAATGGTGGAGAACTCAAGACTCATCTCCTACTAAATCATTTCATTATTCTGTATAACATATTTGGTGATGCTGCGACTCCAATGTTATTCTTTAAGATTGAGAGTGATCTTTGGTCTACGATGAAAACCTTTGTCATCTTTTTAAATAAATTGCCAGAATATCCAAAATGTTATATCCATGATATTCCAGTCGATTTAGAATGTTTACAAAGTCTGTATCGGGTGTATGATGAACGAGGCAAAACTTAGAAAAATTATAAATATTTTGAGGGAGCATCTTCAAGAAGAGATGCCGACAATGTCAGTGGGTCATGGCAAAATTGCTGGGACCGTGGAAGCAGGAGATGACCCACCTGTCAGAAAAAAGAAGAAAAAGAATTATGCATCTCTTGGAGTTGGGTCCAGAAAAAACTGGTTAGATTACTGCAGGAGTGCAACCAATGCTGGGCCTAGGAAAGCTTAGAGTTTTAGAATCAAAATTAGATATCTATGAAGATTTGTCAAAAGAAATGCTAGACAAATTAGAGAGGGCTGTGTCTTCAATCCAAGAAACAAACAATAGAGTTGCTGTTATTTTGGAACGACATGAAAATCGTTTAGATGAGGGAGAAAGAGCGAATGATAGTATTATTCGGTTGATTGAAAAAGTAGAAGAAGATGTTAAATCTTTGGAGGCAAAGGTTGATTCTCTTTCAAGATTTCGCTGGGTAGCTTTGGGAGTTGCTGCAACCGCGATGTTAATCGTTAATGTACTGCAAATTTCTTCAGATAGTTTTGTGAACAATAAAAACATATTGCCAAACGTATCCGAACAAGTAGAAAAGAAATAAGTGTTATATAATATGTGGGTTCAATGAAGTTAGATGAAAAAAACTCATCAAACAAGAAACGACTATTGTTTGATTAAAACTACAAATTGCGTGATTAAATGGACATCTATTATGAGTGCTCTTCTAGTGGATTATGAGCACTGTGATGGGTGTTTTGATTTATTGATTGAGTACTGGGACACCGTTCATTGATTTATTACTCAGTTCGTGTTATGATGCGTCCAGAGGTAAATTTGTGAATGGATCACGTTGATTCAAAATATGTAAATCTAATCTCTGTCAGATTAGAAAAATTTAAGAGAGTCAAGACCGATCTTTATAATTTCCGTTGTCCTATATGTGGAGACTCTAAGAAGAATAAAAGCAAGACTAGAGGATACATATATTCGGTAAAATCAAATACCAACTTTAAGTGTCACAATTGTGGTGCTTCAATGTCTCTAAACAACTTCATAAAGAAGGTGGATCCTGCAATACATAAACAGTATTCTTTGGAGAAGTTTAGAGACGGTCATACCGGTCGAAACTTTGTTGTTGATGAACCAGAGTTTAAGTTTGAAAAACCAATGTTTAAGGAGAGGGTTGATCTACCCCTCTGTTCAGAATTTAAAGTTGCTTCAGAATACTTACAGAAGCGTAAACTAAATCCAAATCACTTCTATTTTTCTGAAGACTTTTCTGCTTTTGTAAAATCTTTTAAAGAAGTTGAGTTTGATAATATCTACAAGGAATCAAGAATTGTGATTCCAATACATTATCAAAAAAAGTTAGTTGGATTTCAGGGTAGGGCATTAAGTCCGAACTCAATCAAGTACATTACTATAATGCTAAATGATGATGCACCAAAAATCTATGGCCTCGATCAAATTAAAAAGGATGAGAGTGTCTACGTTACCGAAGGACCATTCGACTCGACTTTCGTTTGCAACGCGATTGCTATGTGCGGAGCTGACGCTGATGTTCGTCGTTGGGGGATTAACAATCCTGTTTGGATCTATGATAATGAACCAAGGAATCGAGAGATTGTCCAACGAATTGGAAAGACAATCGAAAGTGGAGACTCCATAGTGATATGGCCAAATAACATTGTGGAAAAGGATATAAATGATATGGTGATGTCTGGACATAACGTACAATCCTTGATAGAATCGAATACATACTCTGGACTAGAAGCAAAACTTAAATTCAATACCTGGAAAAAGATATGAGTAATGGTTTAAAGGTTACAAAAAGAAGTGGGACGATCGAACCTCTTGACCTTGATAAAATGCACTTGATGGTTGAGGAAGCATGTAAAGGTCTTGCTGGAGTTTCTTCCAGTCAGGTTGAGATGCAATCTGGTATTCAGTTTTATGATAAGATTACCACAGCTGAAATTCAAGAGATTCTGATCAAGAGTGCAAGTGATCTAATTGACTTGGATCATCCAAACTATCAATACGTTGCGGCAAGATTACTTCTCTTCGCTGTTCGTAAACAGATCTATGGAAAGATGAGAGAACTTCCCTCTCTTGAGAATCACATCATAAATTGTGTGAATATGCAAGTATATGATAGTGAAATTTTTACGAAATACTCTAAAGAAGAGATTGAAAAGGTAAATAGTTTCATAGATCACGGCCGAGACTTTTTGTTCACCTATGCAGGATTGCGCCAGGTAGTTGATAAGTATCTGGTACAGGACCGTAGTAATGGTGGAGTATATGAAACTCCACAATTCATGTACATCATGATTGCCCTGACTATATTTGCAGAGTACCCTAAAGAGACGAGACTCGACTATGTCAGAAGATACTACAACGCAATCAGCAAGCACAAAATCAACATTCCCACACCTATCATGGCAGGAGTGCGAACTCCACTTCGACAATTTGCTAGCTGTGTTCTTGTTGATGTTGATGACACCCTCGATAGCATCTTTACTTCTGATATGGCTATCGGCAGATATGTTGCACAAAGGGCGG